AGCCGTGACTGCGCGTCCATGACCAGCGATGACGGTATGAACTGGTCATCTGATGCGTTCGGGAACGCCCCGTAGACCTCCACATGCGCCTGCGCGGAGTCGGGTCCATACTCGTCGATGATCTGCTGATAAACGGCCTTGTCAGTTCCCTCCACCCCTCGAGCGTCAACAACCTTGTTTCGCCAGAAGTCGCGCTTGGAGTTGAAGCACTCGTAGAAATATCCTGTGTTTCGGCGGGGGTTGCTAAAAGCAAGCCAGAAACGATTAGGAGTATTCTCCGTGAAGAAGCCGCTGGCCACCGCCCATATACTGTCATCAATACCACTCGCCTCATCGAACACCAGCATGACGCCCGCGAAGTTGTGGACGCCCGCGTAACTGTCAGGGTTCTCTGCTGACCACAGCCGCCCCTCAACGCCCCAGTAGCGCGTGCCCAGTTTCAGGTCGCGCTCGACCAGTTCCGCGATCCACTTGGCCGGCAGCACCCGCGTTGCGCTCACCTCGAACCAGTGGGTGTTGAGGGACATGGACAGCCATTTGGTGATCTCGGCCCACGTCACCGAGCGAAGCTGCGCCTCACTGTTGGCGCTAACGATGGTCGTGGACCCGATACGGGTCGTCAGCATCCATATGACTAGCCAACTGACGAGAGCCGACTTGCCGATGCCGCGGCCTGAACTGGTGGCCATGCGGAACGTCTCAAAGTCCACCCGGCCGTTGTTCTGTTTGATATGGTCCCGCAGGTCTTGCAGCACCTCCAACTGCCAGCGTCTAGGCCCAGTAAAATGCTCAAGCGGCGTTCCCGCCTTCCCCCACGGGAACGCCAGCCTCACGAACGCCACCGGATCGTTCTTCACCTGTGGCGACCACATAGTGGCCATCAGCTTCTGTTCTTCGTCCGCTGAGTATATCGGCGTCTGCACCTTCAATAACCCTCATCTGCGCCTCTTCCAGCGCGGCCAGTATGGATATGCGTTGCTCGACCTGCACCTGCACCGACTGCGGCGCGGTCCACTTATGCACATGCTTGAGGATGTCCAACGCCGCCTTGGTGTCGCCTTGGAGGGCGGCGTCTCTTAGAACGCTCGCCATCTCGGCCTCACTCTCGGCGCGTCCCTTCTGTTCGGCATACTCCGCGATGGGGTCCAGTTGCGTGAGCCGCCGATATTCCAGCGGCGTCAGCCCCGCCGCATACGCCAGCGCGTCACCTTTTAGGCCCTTTCGCGCGGCCGTGTAAATGCGCTCTAGCACCGCCTCTGTCGCGGCGATCTGGCGCGGTTCGTATGGAAGGCTCTCAAACGTCATAAGACCTTTTATCACAAAAAATAAAAAAGTTCGCGTGATGGCTGCGTATTTTTTAACGGAGAGCCCAAGGCCCAGCCCCCCTGCCTCGTTCCCGCTTGCCACGTTATAACATTGCGTAACGTTATAACATTGCGTGCGCCGATAGGCGGCGCGACATTCTCCCAACATCGCGCCGCCCGGCGCGCCCGTTCTCTTCGAGCTCTGCCAGTGTAAGCGCCGCTCGCCTAACGCGCAACCAAGCTCAAAAAGAACAATGGGCGAACGTCGAGCAAAACTGCATATGTCGATGAAAGATTTTTTCGGCAGCTTTTGACGCGGGCGCGGCGGGGCGAGGTTAGGCGAGTTAGGCGATATAGGCGATTCTAAACCGCCTAACAAATCCGCCACAGATAAATTTAATCTACATATTATTACTGTAAAATTCTTAAGATTCAAATAACTACCATCTATCTGTCTAATAACCTATCAATAGGATTTTAAAAGCATTTCGCGCGCCGTCGACTCGCCTAAGCCCGGCATATATCGCTTGGCCAACTCGCCTAGATAAAAAAATCCTTGACGGACAGAAAATCACGCCCTACTCTGTAACCTATCCACAATGTAGGAGGTTAGGTCACATGTATGCAAATCAGATAATCGAGCTAATCGCCGCCGCGCTCGTCGCGGTCGTCGTGTTTACCCACGCCATCCCGGCTATCATCTAACAGCGCCGCGCCTAACCCGCGCGGCGCTGTAACCTATCAACATAGGAACGAAGACAATGATAACAACTGCACAAGACATGCTCACCGCTATCAAGCGGAATCAGTTCACAGGTGTGATCCTTTATGAAGGGCCAAGCGCCATCAATGGCGCGCCGATCGTCGTTATTGCAAATCGCATTGTGGCAAAGTCTAACAACGATAAGACCGGCGCAATGGTGCAAACCTTCATATTGGCCGCCGACGTTAACCCGTTCCGCGCGTTGCAGGATGGCCGGGACGATGCTGTTTGCGGCGACTGCCCACAAAGACCGTTTAACGGAGGCAATTGTTATGTCGACGTGGCGAAATCGGTTGTTAGCGTCTTTGGCGCTTATCAGCGGAATCGATACGCCCGGCCGGGCGTCGACTATTGCGCCGAAATTCTGCCCGAACTATTCGCCGGGCTAGCGTTCCGGCTTGGCACTTATGGCGATCCGGCCGCGGCTCCTTTCGCTATATGGCAAGCTTGCACTGCTAAGGCCAAGAAGATCACAGGTTACAGCCACCAATGGCGCAATCCGGCCTTCCAAGCCTTTAGCGCGCTTTGCATGGCGTCATGCGAAACGGAATCCGATCAATTGCTGGCGAGCGCTTGTGGTTGGCGTACGTTCCGCGCCAAGCGGGCGGCGGAGCCGAAAGCCCGTTCTGAGATTGGTTGTCCAGCGGCCAAAGAAAATGGCGCGAAGACTAGTTGCGCTTTGTGCGGCCTATGCGCCGGGAATAGCTCTAATTCGCCGCGCGACATTGTCATCAACCTTCACGGGTTCCGTGTCGGAAAGAAAGGCTAAGATAATGCGAGCTATCCTAGTTCACGCCGTAACGGCGTACGACCGTAAACAATCCACAAAGCGCGGCTACAATATCTACGCGCTTGGCCAGTATCTAGCGCGCGTCGACGACGTGCTGGCGGACATTGACGCGGGCGCTAACGTCTTTGACGCTATTAACGCGGGTTTTAGTGGAACGCTATTGCGTCACGTCACAAAGACAGTCCAAAAAGTCTGCCCTGACCTACCGCCCGCAACCATGCCAAAGAACGAAGGCGCTTGGACCTATCAACCCGTAAAGAAAGGTTAAGATCATGAACATCAAAGAATGGTGCGAAGCGAACTGGCAGTCCAAGGGCGTCTTTCACGCCGCCAATGGTAACGTATTCACCATGTCGGAAGATGGCCGGCCGCAAGTGAAAGCGGGGCATACGTGGCAGTATACGTCCAAGGAAACCAAGCGCCGCCAGAAGGGCTTTGCCATGTATAACCCAAAGCTAAAGGATATTATTCTCGCGGAAGCAACGCGGGAAATGCGGCCAATGAAAGTCCCTGCTAAATCATGGAAGGAAGACGATAAAATTCAACCTATGCCGCATTACACTTGGCCAAAGGCAAGCCCGGCCACCGAACCGGCCAAGGAAACGCGCAAACGTGTCAGCCGTAAGCGAATCGAGCAAGCGGCGGCCATACTGGCCAAAGTGCCGGAAGGCGAACTAGCGGCCTTCCTAAGCCGCTTTGGCTTAACCCTATCGGCCGCCGCCGCTATCGCCGCAACGGGCGACGTCGAGGCAATGGCGCGCGAATTTTTGAGGGCAGTAGCATGAGCAACTATATCATTTACGAATTGGACGAGTTCCAACCTTGGCCCGGTCAAGCCTGTTATCTATACGGGACGGCTATGCTCACGTATCTCTGGGAAAGCCCGGACCCTAGCATTGGCTGGCGCGGCGGCCCGACTAACATCAGGCTCCAAAGCCTAGTGATTAGCGGCGATGACGAGTCAATGATCGTGCCGCGCGGTTCGCACTTGTTTGACGCCGCTGCGGCTACTCTTGAAGCAAGCGACCACGTTGCGCAGAAATGTGTGGAGGACCATGACAATGGCTAGAATGAAAGACTATTTCGAATTCAGCCAGCTATTGCATTGGCTTTCGGAAGAGGCCCTTGCGATCATGTTGGAAACAGAAGCGGATTCGTTCCGCGCGTCTATCATCACGAACGAAATTGAGGCCCGACATGCTAAGCTGGCACCAAGAGAGACAAGCCCTCGAAATGCACGAACTGATTCGGGAAGTCGCGGCGACGCATAACATCTCAACAGAGTATCTAATCGGGCACACGCGGCGCGCGGGCGTGGCGTGGGCGCGGTTCGAGATCATGCACCGCGCCCGGCTAGAGCTGGGAATGTCCTACAAGCTAATCGGTCGCGTCCTAGGCGGGCGCGACCATACGACGATCATGTATGGGGTGAGACGCTATGAAACCTACCGAAACCGTGGCAATCTTGATTGCCGTCCTGATTGAAATCTTTTTGGGGGTCAAATAAATGTGGCAAGAACAATTCGAGGAGTATGGGGCCGTTGTGCCGGACTGGCCGCAGGATCGCCCCTGCTATGAAGTCAACCCGCCCCTATGGGCGTTCTGGCGCAAGATAGAGCCTGGCACGAAAGAGCACCCCATCTTGACAGAACAAGAAATTGTTCGGCGCTTGGATATGCTCTATTTCGGCGACGGAACTTGCAACACCGGCTGAACGCTGCTAAAAGACTTGTGACGCCTTGCGGTGTCACTTTCCTCCCCCGACTTGGAGCCCCGCGCGAGCGGGGTTTTCTTTTATGACGCAGGCCGAGTTCGAACGGCGCCTGAAGGCGCTTCAGCAAGAGGTAACGGAAGCTTACCTGAAGGGCTATTCCGAGGCGCGCGACCGCGCCCAGTGGAACCTCAACGCCGCCTATGCCGAGAACGAGCGCTTACGACTCGCACTGGAATCGGCGTTGGTTGACATAGCCAAATTAACAGCGCCTCAAGAAAAAATCTGACCATGGCCCAGGCCCTCTATCAAGCGTCCGGCCTGCGCATGATTATTTCCGTTTGGAGCGGATATAGGTGAGATAGTCGAGCAGTTCAGTCTCTTCTTCGGCACTGAGATTGTCGATCGAGAAGGTCGCGGCTCTACCGTGCTTTTCACCGTCGACACGGCTCGACGCGGGCACGATGTACCCCGCGCGCTCCATCAGCGTTTCGTAGGCGACGCCCAAGGCGGTCGATAGCGCGTACAGCACATGCGGCGACGGTTTCGTAACCTTGCCGCTCTCCAACTGGCTCAGATACGCGTTCGAGATCTCCTTACCCGTGGCTTCTTCAACCTCGCGCAGCGACATCCGCATGTCCTGGCGGGCCTTCTTCAGAAACGGTCCGAGTGAAGGGTTGGCATGCGTCTCCATGGGTTTGTCATCGGGCATCGATGCTCCTCTGATTGTGCCTGCCGGACGCAGAGTCCGACCGAATAGTTATGGGCCGATCTTGGGCCTCTTGGTGGGCCTTGCAAAGCCTTTCCACCGTTTCCGGCGGACATTCATCGTCCCCCGGCGTCGCGGCCCAGTCAAGATATTCGTCGGCGGCCTCGGTTAATTCTACCAAAACCGGCATAACGACCGAATAAAGATCAACCTTTGATTCCGACGACATTCGGCGCGTCCCTTCCTTCACCCGTGATTCGCGCGAGCTCGCGCCTTACGTCCGAACGGGTCCAGTCGCGCAGGGCCGGGCGCACGAAACAATGTTTTTTCGATTTATAGTCGGTCGAATAGCAGAGCCCTTTGTCAATCCATCCGGCCTCTTTCAGGGCATGAAACAGCGCCGGCTGGACAACCTTAACAGAACCATTCGTGGCGTCGGTCATGTCCTTGACGATCTTATGCCAGGGACCGGCGATAATATCGACGTTGAACGGCGCATGGCCGGCTTCGATCTCATGAAAGATGTAACCCTCGGCGTTGCTCATGCCAACATAAATAAGCTTCTGCTTGTAATCGGTCATGGGAGGCATGGCCTGGGGGCCGAACTTGGACACGTCGCGGGCGCGCAGCCAGCCCGCCACGGCCTCGAAGCCGCCAGCCTTATACCAACGCCAGAGCGCGTCGGCGGCGGCGTGGGTCATCTTGGGGGCCTCGGACCAGACGCAGAACCAGCGCCGATCATCCGAGTCGAGCGTGATCGGCATGTCTTCGTTCGTAAACGCCAGCATGAAGATGCGGTTCACCATATCGTAGGGATGCAAGCCCTTGCGGTTGATCGACAGCATCTCAGGCGGGGCGGCGATGATCGGCTTCAGCCGGTTTGCCAGCACGCGGCGGTCGCGGGCGTCTGGCTCCTTCAGTTCGTTGAGAACGACGATCTCGGCCTCGAGCTGATAGCCCCACTGGCTTGTGAGGCTGTCATTGTCGATCAGGCCCTTATTCTTCTCATGCGGGCCGCAGACGGCCCATATGAAGGGCGACCACATGGTATCTTTGCCGCAGCCGCCCTTGCCGCCGTGCAGGACGGCGTGGTTGATCTTGATGCGCGGGTTCTGGATTTTGAACGCCATGACGTCGAGGATATGCGCCAGCTCGGCCGGTTCCGGCACCAGCCGGCGGCAGTGGTCGAGCCAAGGCGTCACGTCGCCGCCGCCCGTCACTTGGGGCCTCGCGTCGCGCCAAAGGTTGCCATAGACAAGGCCGTCCTTCTGGACTAGCTGCTCCTCTCCGGCGGCGTAGGTCAGGCCCTTGAGCGCGTAAGCGCCGCGGGCCTCGCGCTGCTCGTCGAACCAGTGCGACGCCTCGACACGGCGGGCCTTGCCATTCGGCCCCATGGACGTGCATTCGACGTGCCGGAACAGGGCGTTGAACGCCTTGCGGCTGATCTCGCTGCACGTCACCTGGTCGAAGTAGGCGTCGTCGTCGATGATATAGGCAAAGCGGCCATGCCACTCGGCGCGGCCCTCGCGCCCGGCCTGCTTGGCCTCCGTCTCGGCAATGCGCGCCGCCCCTTCATCAGGAAACGCCGCCGTGGGCGTGAGCTTGTCAAGCCTGCTCGTATAGTCCGCAATCAAGTCATCGCGGAAGCCAGGCGTCACGCGCGGGCCGCCCTGCTCGGCCACCCAGTCACAAAAAAATTTGCTGTCGAGGTCTTCGCAGTGGGCGTGATAGCAACAAAACGAACGGTCGAGCGGCCGGTAACGGGCCTCGATCTGGCCGTCGCTATGATCGGCATGGTTCGGGCAGACGACGCCGCACCACCCTTCGGCGTTGACGTTGGAGGTGACAAGCCCTTGTTCGTTGAGCCACGCCAACACCGTGTCGTTGCCCGTGTCTTTTACGCGAAACGTAATCCGCTGCGCGTTTCCCACCTCGGCAGGCGTCACCTCAAGGGCGGCGCAAATCTCGGCAAGTGTGAACTCGCGCTCGGGGTGGAACTCCACCTCGCGGCAGACGAAGGCGTCGCGGCCGGGCTTGACATTGACCGAGCCGGGCAGGCGGCAGTTGCGCACGGCGTTAGTCGCGCCAGGGTCCGTGTAGCCGGCGGCTGCGATGGCGGTCAGGGCCGCGCAATGCTCCTCGACGGTCGGCTGGTCGCTGTAGGCATACCAGTATTGGAAGTTACCGGGGCTCGTCTCAACGATAGCGGTCGGCGGGAGCGGCGGCGTCTTGCTCTTAGTGCCAATGTCGTCCAGCATCATGAACAGGACATGCGTGCAGTTGGCGACGCTGGCAGATGGCTTGCTAGGCATACGGTCGCGAATGAATGAGCCCGTATTTAGGAACCAACTCTCGCCTTCCTTGCGCTTGTGCGTCGGCATGTAAGCTGGCCAAGTGTATTTAGGCGAACCGTCCTTGTGCAGACGGCCCGTGTCGATCTGCTTAACGATCAGCGCCGTCTCACCCTTCGGCGCAAGGCCGGTAAAATAGTCGAGCATCATTTGCCATATCTCTCCATCACGCTCGCTTCTACGTCGAGCGGTAGCCCCTCGGCCCATGCGGGCGGCGTCGTCATCACTTGCTCAAGAACCGCCTTCGCATCGTCCGGCGCGTCAGTCTCCAGCACAATCTCATCGTGAACATGCAGCACAACGTCAGGCAAACGGCGCAGAGCCTCACGTAGAAGGTCATGGGCGGTCGCTTGTGTGACGTTCTCGCACGCAAGCCCGCGCCAGAGACGCGCTCTAGGCCACTCCTTAGCGTCGGCCGCAGGCTTCCAAGCCGCCTTTGAATAGGTGATCGAGCCATCATCCTCGAACTTGGCGTTAGGGTAGCATAGCACGCGGCCGGAAGGCAGAGCATACCAGAGATGCTGACCGTCGCAGTAGTAGGAAATCCGACCGGCCTTGAATATCTTTCCTTGATTCCTGACCGCTCTTGTGTATGCCGTCTCAAGATCAGACCAGAACGGCACAGCCCAAGGATTAGCCGCGCGCCAGGCGTCTACCATGCGCCGCGCCTGCACCTCCGGTAAGTGGACATTGTATACCCGGCCCATCGCCGCGAAGGCCCCCACGCCGCCACCGAACCCGCAGGCAAGCTCTTGCACCTTGCCGACCTGACGCTGGGCCTTGTCTACCTTGGCGTAGCCGACCCTGAAGGTCTGGCTGGCGTTGACGACGTAAGGATCGAGCCGGTCGCGGAACTGCTGTAACTTATCCTCACCACGGCCCGACAACCACGGGTTGACGCGGCCTTCGATGGCAGACCAATCGGCTACGACGAACTTTTTACCGCGCGACGGGATCAGCGCGGGTCGTAGCATACCCCGCAGAACGTCTGTGACGCGACGTCCGAACTGAGGCACGATGGTGTGGCCTCGAACCATGGCATGGCGCACGGCTTCAGGGTCTTCGGCGCATTTGCGGGTGAAATTGTGGACTTGTGCGCCGTAAGAAGAGGCGCGACCTGTGGCGCTGCCGCCAGCGAAAACGAAAGCCCCTCGGACACGATGATCATCGCCAGCAAGCTTGGCGAGACGATCAAACTTAGCAACAGAAGACGCCCAAAGATCATCTGCACACTGAATGACTTCTCTGACATCGGGGGGCACCTGTTCGGGGTCGTCTACAGCAAGGAGATTCGCCCGCGCGGTTTTGTCAATAGAGAACTTGTCGTCGCGCTCCATCAGCTTCAGCGCCTCGGGGCCGAGCCGGTCCTGCACCCATAGGCGCATCTTGGGGCTGCGAACGGACAGGATCTCGCCCCGCGTCAGCGTCCGCACCGTCTCCTGTATCTCGGCCAGTTCGTCGGCGGCATACTTGACCGCCGCTTGGCAGAGCGGCACATCCACCAAGACGCCCCGGTCGTTGATCCGTTCGTTGACGTGGTAATCCTCCAGTTCTTCCGGCGTCAGTTCGCGCATGGCCTGACTGACGGCCCGCATGGTCCGCACGTCCTGCTCGCAATACTCGATCAACTCTGGGATGAGATCATCTTTATAAGGCGGGATACAGCAAGCCCGCACAAGAGCAGCGCCACGATGATCCTTGCGCATACTCGTTCCAGCGAAGCGACCAACATCTTCTAAACTCCCTGGCGCACAGTTGGCGCGAGCCTGCGCCGCCGTGCAATAGAACTGTTCCAACGGTATAGGCATCTTCAGCACATGCCAGAAGATCAGCCGTTCGAACGCCGCGTTGTGAGCGCGTATCTGCCCTTTGATCGCGGGAAAGGGATCGCCCGGCCGCCATGTGCGGACAGGCCCGTCGTCTTCAGCGTAGGACATGCACAGCACTTCAGTCGTGGGATGACGGGCGTAGTTGTAAACTCCCCCCGCCTTCAGGTCGCACGCGCTGCGCGTCTCAAAGTCTGCCCAAAAGATCATGCGAATTTACTCAATTCAGCAATTCTATCGACATCGCTTTCGTCCAATAGAAAAGATGTCTCGTCTATTATGCGCTGCAACTCATCGGCTTTTCTTTGCAGATCATGTAATTGCGCTTTAGCGGACCTTAATTCGTCGTGCGTTATGAACCGCCGCGTATTGAATGTTCGTTTTTCTACCAGCATATCCGTGTGTATAGTATAGACTGGAAGACCTATATTCTTGAGTATGGCGTGGACTGATTTTTGAGCGTCCGACAATTTATCTTTGCCAGCTTTAACTTCCACGCACATAACGCCCGAAGTCGCGTATTCATAGACTTTTTGCCCATTAACATATTGTTTTTTAACGCATAGAAAATCCGGCCATCCTTTGTCTATGATAGTAAAGCCCTTCCGCGCCAATTTATCAGCAATCAGTTTTTCATTCGCGTTCATTTTTCCTCTCCCTTCGTCTCTTCCAGCACGGCGTCGATGCGGTCAACAACGGCGTTGTATTCATCGTCAGAGAAGCGCACATCTATTGAATCGCGCGCCTTTGCCAGCGCCTCGCGCAGCTTCATTATCTTGAGAAGCGCGGCTCCATGTGCGGCCCGCGCGCGTATTGATGTTTCAAGCTCGGCGGCGAGTTCCGCGCGGAGGCGGGTGTTCTCCTCGCACAGTTCCTTAATAAGTTCCGCCGCGTCTTGTGGATTAAGGTCTATTTTGAAAGGCGTCATATCGTCACTCATCCCCGCCTCCAAGCTTCCGAATAGCCGCCGCCGTCTCCCGCCGCAGCGTGTCGTAAAGGCTCCCAGGCACCCATTCGCGGTTACGCGGGAAGCCTTCCGCAACCTTGGCGCATTCTTCGACGGCAAAGCTCACATAGTCGCGCGCTTCGTCCATAAAGCGTTCCCATTCGTCGGAATGGCCGTTCAAGGCTGCGACATGCTTTGCTGCGCGTTCGATAAGGTCACTCATCCCCGCCTCCGCCGCATGTTTCGGTCTACAGAGCCATAGCCAGCGCCATAGCCATCGCCATAGCCAGCGCCATCGCCATAGCCAGAGCCAGAGCCATAGCCAGAGCCATAGCCAGCGCCATAGCCATAGCCAGCGCCATAGCCATCGCCATAGCCAGCGCCATCGCCAGCGCCATCGCCATAGCCATCGCCATAGCCAGCGCCATCGCCATAGCCATAGCCAGAGCCAGAGCCATAGCCAACAGGATAGAAGGTATTGGCCATCAGCACCCCCATCCGTCCGGCACGGGGACGCAAAACACTTCAGCTCCTTCTGGGATGTCTACGTCTGCAATTTTT